CGCCAAGGGCGCAAGCGCAAGCATTAAAAAATAAACAAAGGCCGCAAGGCCGCAAGTGCCAGGCCCCAACATGCCAGCAAAATATCGTTGTGTAGTGTAGCCGGGCTGGTACAATAGACACTCCAAAGCAATAAGGTAATGTGATGATTAAAAAACTATTAGATACCGCGAAGAAAAGCGGCAACAGCAAGGTAGCTAAGACGGGCGCGAAGGTTTCGCCATTGGGGGATGTCCGCATGGCGCAATTGTCCATGATGCCCGACAACATAATCTGCCCAGCATCCAAGGCTGCAGGATGTAAAGAACCATGTTTGACATGGACAGGATTAGCCGCAGTCTATGCGAGCGTGAACAAAGCGCGCCAAGCGCGCACCGATTACTGGCACGCTGACAAGTTTGGATTCATTGAACAGATAGCACGCGAGCTAGGTAACTTTTCCAAAACGTGCGCCAAGCAAAACGTGAAGGGTGTTGTGCGTCTTAACGTGTTGTCTGATATCGCATGGGAACAGCACGACATACCGCAGCAGTTTCCCGAACTATTCTTTTACGATTACACCAAGCGCGCTGGCCGACTTGGCAAAACGCCATCGAACTACAAGCTAATGTTTAGCTATTCAGCGCGTCACCAGTACCGCAAGCAAGTGCTGCAGGCAATCTGCCATGATGTACCTATCGCTGCAGTATTCAAAAACGGCATGCCCGAAGAATTCCTAGGGCGCGAGGTTATCGACGGTGACCAATCCGATTTATGGAACGTGCACGCGGGCAAGGTCGTTGTCGGACTCAAGGCAAAAGGACCGGCCAAGCACGACACGTCTGGTTTCGTTGTCGATGTGAACGCAGTACCTACATTCACGGTGGAGGCGTAGCCATGGCTATATGCTGGAGAAATCAAATACAAGCGGAGGCGATATTCACTTACGCAAACTATGACCAAGAGATGGCAACAACAAACTTTCTGTTTGATGTCAGCGCCGACGAGTCTGAAGTCATTAGCAAGCTAATAAAAAGATATTTCGACATGGACAATGCCGAAGACCGCGAGCTAATCAGCGACATTGTAAAAGTGTCGTTTTGTTTTTCTGATACAGGGTACCCGCAAAAGATGCCCAAGAAAGAAGCAGAAAAGCTTTGGACGCTGCCGACAATGAAAGCTTTCCTAGAGCGCAACGGCAAGTATTACTTTGATGAAGAGCAGCGCGACGATGTCGAGACATCGATTAAAGAATTACTAGATTGCTGGAAGGAGGAGATAGTTTGAAAACCTACATCGTGACGGTGGACATAAAGCAGAGCCACACATACTGGGTGGAGGCCAACAGCGAGGCCGAAGCCTACGAGAAAATCGACGGCGCAGAATTGTACGAACCAAGCCAGCCAGTGAGCTTTGATGACGGCAAGGCGATACCCGGAGTCGTATACGGAGATTGCGAGGTCTGGGAGCACGATACCTGGACACTAGTCAAAGAGGCCGGGGAGTAACCTTGGCCTTCGCCAGGCCGACCTCGAGCGGAGCTCCCGCAGCCGCAAGCCCCGCGATCCGCGGATCAGCGCAAAGCCCGCAAGCTCGCAAGCATATATATTCTATAAAGGCCGCAAGCCCGCAAGCACCCAAGGCCGCAAGCTCAAAAAAAATAAACCCTCTAGGCCGCAAGCACGAGGCCGCACGGGGCCGCAAGCCGCACCCCTACCTTGGGGGTGGGTAAGGGGCAAAAGGGGCCTCAAATCGAACTGTAGGCCCCCTGTGGGAGGGAGGGGGTGCGACTCACCCACACAAATACAGCACATTTCCTAACGTCAAAATAAAATGCTTGATCCCGACACGACATTGCATTAGTCTCATCGAATCCAAAGCAAAACTAAAAGGATAGCTATGAAAAACCCAAACCCTTGGCAACCTGCCGACAACCCCACGCTTGACGCATTTGGCCGTCGATATTTGATTGAGTTGAAGAACATCAAGTTCAATTCTCACTTCACCCGTGAGACTCACTGCTTCACTGCGACGGTGTATCTTGATGGCGAACGTGTGCTGAAAGTTGAGAACGATGGCAACGGTGGAGCGCACAACTACTACCCTGTCCATGGTCAAAGCAGAGAGTCGTTCAGAACCATGCTTGATGAAGCAAAGCGATCTGCTTACGAGTCATTGGATGATTCTATCCGTGAGGAATACAGATCACTGCTGATCAATAACGACGGTGCCACAGATTTTGCGCTTGAGTACGTCATAACAGAGTTGCTCAACGAACACTTGTGTTTGCGAGACATGCGCAAGCTTTTGAAGGCCAAGGTTGCTGTGTTCGATGAAAGTGACGGCAAGATCTATCAGTACAGTTGCAAGCCAACGGAAGAGAACCTGACGTTCCTCAAGAACAAAACCGCAGACGAACCCTGTGTGTTTCTCAACGACATCCCTGAACACGAAGCCATGGTCTATTGGCGCAGAGCGGAGGGTTAGTCATGAACGATGCTGTAAACGTTGCTGAAAGATTATTACAGGTTGTGCGCGTGATTGTTACTCACGAGATCGACATCGTCACGGAGTCGGAGTGGTTTGAAGAATACGTTGAGACCATGGTCGATAAACGGATCAAGGAGATGGCCGATGAAGGTCCTTGACCTATTCTCAGGCATAGGTGGCTTCTCATTGGGGCTAGAGTGGGCAGGAATGTCCACTGTGGCCTTTTGTGAGCGTGACCCCTACTGCGCCACCATTCTTAAAAAACACTGGCCTGACACGCCCGTGCACAGCGATGTGAGGAACCTAGATGGAAAAGACTATGCGGATTCAATTGACCTTGTGGCAGGAGGATTCCCCTGTCAGCCATTCTCAGTCGCAGGAAACAGAAGGGGGTCAGACGATGACCGCCATCTCTGGCCTGAGATGTTACGAATTATCCAAGAAGCCAAACCAAGATGGGTCATTGGAGAAAATGTTTTTGGGATCATCAACATGGCACTCGACGATGTGCAAGCTGACTTGGAGAGAGAACATTACGAAGTCAGGAAATTCGTATTACCGGCTGTTGCCGTCGATGCTCACCACCGAAGAGACAGAGTCTTCATCATCGCCTACAGAGACCCATCTTTGGTCAACGCCAGCAGCGAGCACGGGAGGTGGGATACCGACAGACGCGGAGGAGCGTGGGTGGAATTGGGAGGGGACGTATTGGCGCAGACCAGACGGCACCAAGTATCAGACGCAACTGATCGACCAAGCTCGCATGTGGCCGACTCCCATGGCGAGAGATTACAAAGACACGGGCAAGAACACCAACTACGAGGCTTTGGCGAAGAAGGGCAAGCTGGCGGGAGCGGTGATGTGGCCGACACCAATGGCACACGAGGCGAGGTTGGGATATCAGGACAGGAGTCGTGGCAAGAAGGGCACGCAGGAGAGTCTTACCACCAAGGTGATCAACAACTTAGGAGGTCGCCAAGAGGTGAGTGGCCAGCTGAACCCAGAGTGGGTCGAGTGGTTGATGGGATTCCCAATCGGGTGGACAGAATCAAAGGGCTAGGCAACGCCGTTGTGCCTCAACTCATTCAAGCAATCGGTGAGCTTGTGCTTGCCGCAGACAAGGAAATTTACGGATGCAAATAAAACTAAATCTTGATGTTGACAACTTGGGTCTTATCCCACCGATGATCATCGATGTCTCTGGTGACGCTGACTTTCTTGAGGTATTCACAGCCATCACCAAAGCCATGCGTGATGAGTGCATCTACGAAGATGACATTCAATCGATAGACTTTGATGCTGAAGGCAGACTGCGGCTACGCCATTTGTTAGATGGTTATCCGTCATGACCTCGACACGCGGAGGCATGCGTGGGAACTCTTCTAGTTTGCACCGTCACAAGAAGATGCGGACGCACACATGTGAGTGGTGTGGCAAGAAGTACGAGACCATTCAAAAGGTTGGGAAGTTCTGTAGTGAGGCTCACAAGCAGCGTGCTAAACGTGCGCTGTTTGCTATGCGCACTCGCAAGCGTTTAACAGATTTAGCTCGCAAGGGCAGGGATTTTAGGCCGTACATTGGAGTTGATGATGAGCATGCGAGACTTAATGACAACGTTAAAAAAGTTGAGAAGACTGATGAATGATTTGATGCTTGACCGTGGTGATGAAGACCGCAGCAATCCTCGTGCGCCGTTCAACCAAAAGGATTACGGTGGAGGTGAGCTTGAAGAGTATGTTGTGACTGTAGAGTTTTTTGTGAAGTCAACGGATCATGAAACTGCTTGTGAAGAAGTTGAGTTTGCGTTAAATCAGAGCAACGTAAACGATTTCTTTGAACTATGGCAGTCGAACGACGTAGAGAAGCTTTGACTGAGGGCATTGACTCTTCCAATGTAATCCTTTGTAGGTCTTGTAAGCGCAAGGGCACGGTTCACACGATGGTATTCTTTTGGGTTAAGACTCTATGTCCTCGTTGTGCGAATCGTGTTCTTCAGCGTCTTCCTCTTGGTCGATGATCTCGTAATCGTCCTCATAAAACTCTTCATCCAGTTCTTCGTATTCAAGATCGACCACGCCTGGCAGGTCTTCATCTTGCATCACCTTGCCGTACAGTTGGGGTGCAAGGTGATTGTTTTCGATTAGCGCCTGCAGCCGGGCTTCGACTTCTGCTTTGTCCATTTGGTCGATACGCCCGTGCTTGATCTCTTTCTTGTCGATGAGCAAGCCTGCGAGTTTTGCTCTGCCCATCTCTGCGTTGACAGCTGCACCATACGATCCGTTTTCGACGGCTATGTTACGAATCTCAAGCAGATCTCGAGCAACCCGTTCGTAAGTGATTTCGTATTTCTTCTGCTCTCCTTCTTGGAGCTCCCGAATTTTTTCTTGTATGTGCGCATAGCGTGGGTCATTCAAAAGCGTGGTCGCAACCTGTGCTGGGTGTGAGTACCCTGCTCTGTGCGCGCACTCTGTATTTGTGAGATCGTGATACACATACAGCTGCACAAACTTCTGTTGCTTCTTGCTCAACGGTCTATTCTTAAACTGCGCAATCGCATACCGTTTTGGGTTTGACAGAATGTCTTCATCTGGCTCCAAAGCTGCGTTACTCATTTCAATTTTTCCCATATCTCAAAAAAATTTTTTTGTTTTTCCAATCCTAATTCTAAAGGGGGAGAAGGGGTATCCCGAAGGGGAGATATTTAATATATCTCTCCCCCTCTTTAGAGGTGACCCACGTGACCCATGACCCACCCTTATAAATCAATGACTTAGGTAGGGGTAGGGTCAAGGGTCACAAGGGTCACGCTTGACCCACGTGACCCTACCTCCACCTCTATATAAATCAATGACTTAACCTACTTATCCACAGGGGTAGGGTCAAAATGAAAAACCCCCCTTGACCCTACCTCTTTTGCCAAAAGTCGGGCCATACCCGACCTAGAATTTACTTTAACTTTCGCTCCTAAGTTCACTTTCAACCCCTCCACATTTGACGCAGTAATACTGCTCGTTCCAAGCGATGTCTGGTATGTCTTTGCATGTGCATCCAATGACATGTTTGAGGTTTGCCAGAGCCGCTGATGTGGGTTCTAGGGGCACATCTTCCCACTCGTACTCCACTCTTAGCTCCACGGCTGCACGCCCATTGACTGCTCTATGATGGGCCTACAATAGCTGTTGCTGTTGAGGTATCCCAACGTCAGGGCCTGGCGTATGCCGTCATCTGTGAGTTCGATGTCGATCTGTGTGACCATGCCTGCAAAGCTTGCGTCCCAGTTTGCTTCTGCCTGCTCGACAACTTCTGTGCTGAGCGTGTCATCCTGCTCCAGATCTGAGTCGATGTTCTCCGACAACCATGCCTTCAGTTTCTCCAAGTCTTCTTCTGAGTCTGCGTACACGATCCCGTACTTACCTCCTGTATTCACCTGATATATCTGCATATCTAATCCTCTTATCTACCCTTCTCTACTCTTCGCTAATTCTTTCGCCAGCTTTCTTATCTCTGCGTTGTTCTTGCTTATGGCTTTGGCCAGTGCCTGCATTGATTCTGACATGTCTTTGTTCGCTTGCTCCAGCCCAGCAAACTTACTCATTAACTTTGAAACGGAGCCGACCGCCTCTTCTACCGTGTCATCGTCCACGTTCATTTCAACCGTTACCTTTGCCATCGAACATCTCTTTGTTTATCATCCTTTTGTGAGGGATTCCTTGCCTTCACGTTCAAGCAATCTTCCTTTTTTGCTTTGGGGGACGCTTGCCCCGGCCAGTTCGGCTATCTCCCTTCTGGCTGGGGTTCTACTACACCCCACACATTCCGTCGCACTCATCCATAAAGCTAAATGTGATTTGATCAGCAGCTGGATCAGAAAGATCGACCACATCGAGTGGCTTCAAGCTTCGATGAACGTAAAGTTTTTGAGTTGTTTTTAAAAACCCGTCTCGTATCGACTTATCTATCATCACCGCCTCATCCCAAGACTCTGGGTCTTCCTCTTTCATCTTCCGCCATGTTGCGTTGTCATGATATGGGCAGAAGGTACATGCACTCTTCTTGGGTAACTCGTTGTACCCATGATCCCGCATCCACTCAAGACAGTGCAGCCTGCTCATGCGCTTCTCAATCAAAGGCCACCTGTTGTTGCACCATTTCTCTGGCGCGTCTTTCATACGTTGAATCTCATCGCTTGAGATCCCAATCCACTGCTCAACTGTGTCCGCTGGGATGCGCTGCCTAGGCTTGTATCCAGCCAGTTCGCGAAGCTTTCTTTGTATTGGTTTAATTTTATAGTCTGAAGTGCACTGCCGACGCAGAAGGCCTTCACCTCTGCCTTCTGGGCTGCTCGTAAAGAACGGAGGAGTTGCAAATCTATCTTGGCCGTTAAGTATTGCAGCCTTCAAGTCGCCTTCTGTAACTTTCAAAAGGGGAAAGGGAAGCTGAGTCTCAAGCCAATCAAGCCACGAGTAAATGTGCGCTGGTTCTGCCTGTGTGTCTGCAAAGATTGCGTAGTCTGGCATAGGTGTTATCTCACCATGCGCAGCCATCAACGCCATTGTGCTTGACTGCACGCCAGCGCCTAGACTTATTACTGTAAGCTTTTTTGTCATATCCCTACAAACTTGTACCATTTCGTACCGTTCTTCACATCGATAAGAATGTATCGCTGCTTCACGTTGAACACTGTTTCCAAAGGCACCTTAGTTTCTTTGGCGATGAGCCGCCCTGGCATGCCCATCTCCTGCATATGGAGTATCCGCATGATCATCGAGTCTTTGATGGGTTCTCTTTTCTCAGGGATCATCTTAGGTTTCGGCGGCTTGGGTTTCTTTTCCCACGCTTGCTGTGCTCTGATTGCGCAGAGTAAGGTGCTCATGATTCAACCTCCCAAGGTCGTGTCATTTCATTTGATTCTAGGTAGTGCCACACCGCCTGCCCAGGCTGTGCATGCGTCTTGACTATATGGCCCTTGTACTTCTGCACATAGCTCACCGCTTTTTGTGCTGCCTTATTGCCGCTGTTCATCTTCGCTTTGCCCAAGGCTTCGCGCGCCAATATCTCTAGTTCTTTTCTGTTGTAGAACTTCGTACTGCTCATGGAGTTCACAACAACATCTGCGATAAGCACTTCATCTTCTTCGCTCAGTTGCGGCCTAGTGTTGCGCGGCGTGAACTCATTGACCTCCCACAATCCTTTCTCAAAATCAAAGTTAGCCAAGTGTTCTTTTGGTTCCCTTGCGTTACGCGCTTCATAGAAGATCGAAACATCAGGTTTCTGTCCGCTGAGTTTAACACCAGAGTCGAACCACCCTGCGAACACGGAGCCACCTCGAGCAGACATGAACGTCTTATCGTCTGCCCGTTCTTTACCTGTATGGTGTGCGAGGATCACGGCAACGTCGTTCAACTCCATGAGCATATCGACTCTGTCCATGAGCTTGCGTATCTCTGTATTGGAGTTCTCTTCGCCATCGAAGAAGTTGATGATGGGGTCTATCATGACGATGTCTGGTTTGTGGAATGCGATTTCATCAGAGAACGCTTGGATGTCTTGGTCTTTCATAAGGTTCTTGCGCAGCCGCCCGCTGATGATCAGGTTGTTGTGCCCCATGTGTATGAGTTCATCGTCCCCTGCGAACCGTTTGTAATAGGTTTCGATACGGCGCTTCAAAAACTCTGCGATGATCTCTGCCTGAAACCACATCACTTTGAGTGGGCGACTGAACGGCACGTCCATGAAGTCGGTGCCTGTTGTTGCACCTGCTGCGAATGCACCCAGCCAGTTTGATTTACCTATCTTTGGTTTGCCTAGTAACAGCACCCGGCTCTTCTGAAATATGAATGCATCGCCCCAGTATTGGTCGATGCCATCGTCGTTCATGTTGTGCCATTCGTCTGCGCTAAACGGCTGCAGCCCAAGCGGCCCCTGCTCTGGCTTCTCTTCGCCTTCTCGCTTCAGTTCATCCAGCGGATCTTCTTGTGACTGAATCTCTTTGAGATCTTCGTTTATGTCAGTCTGCCACTTGGATGTTTGCCATCGCATGACGCCTGCATCGACATCATCTGGGTGTCGTTTGATGTGACCATTCACAATGCTGATGGTGGTGCGTGTGACTTCGATCAGATCCATGGGCGGGAAACATGATTGGTTCCAATCCTGCGCCTTGATCATGACCTCGCGCATACCCCAGCCTTCTTTCACCCACTTGCCGACCAAGCGTGCCAGAGTATCGTTGCGGCTCCCTTCTTGTTTGGGTTCTTCGGTCAGCTTCTCGCGAATGCTTTCGACCTTGCCGCCGTTGTTGTATGTGTGAACTTTCTGCAGATCTTCCTGCAACAACACAGGCAGATCTTCCATGCTCGACATGGGGTAGTTGCTATCGAAGTCGATGTTGTACCCATGGCTGGGTGCGACCATGATGTATCCACCATCGCCGCGTATGTCTATTTTGTTGAGGCCTACGCTGTTGCGGATCAGTTCGCTGCTCAGCGAATAGAAGTAATGCACACCACCACGGGGTGATGTTTGCTTGAGCGGTGTGCGGCTTATGTTGCCTTGCTCTACCCAATCAACGGCTTCTTCTTTATCCACATCGACCACGGCAAACGTGATGCCTGTGATTGCAGCCCAGTTAGCTGACGGGTATTGAGTGTGCCACTGCTGTATCTCTTCGCGTGACGGTTGAATCTTTTGGTAGTGCTGCCATTTGACACGCGGTGTCTTGGCCCACTTGGCTTTGAGTGTGTCTTCGGTATCGAAGGGGTGCCTAGTTCTGAAGTATTGGGGCACTGCTTCTGTTGGTGACCCGCATGGAATGATGTGCATCCCGTTCTCCCACATGTCGTGCAGGAGTTCTAGCTTAGCTTCGGGTGCTAGTTCAGAACCGTTGACACCAGCTGGTAGGAAAGATGGCATCATCAATTAATCCGTTTCACGATCCTGTTTTGGTTTTCATCTGTTCCTGATCTGACTTTTATATCAAGAGATTTTGCGGCGACTCGTATTGAGTGATAGACGTAGCCTTTGGGATCTTCTTCTTTGGTCAACACAAAGCTGTCACCAATCTCCATACCTTTCAAAAGCTTTTGCCATTTGCCCGACCCTTTAGTCGGGTGGGGCGGTAGCTCGAGGTTCTTTTCAATTGTCTTCATGACCTTTTCACGTTTGAGAAAGTCGCATTCTCTACGAGATTTTTGGGTGATGCAAATAAAAGATGAAAAAAAATGTTGCAAGCTTTTAATATATACATTAGAGTCCACAACAGTAGAGATGAGATGAGAGATAGAGATGACTGAGCGGCTTAAATGTCTGGCGCTGCAACTGCATGGCGCAAAAGAAAAAAAGAAGGAACTTGAGCAGTACATTAAAAAGTGCGAACGAGATCTTTTAGATCATAAGGAAGTCAGAGGACTTCTCCTTCCCCTGAACAACGAAGGCGGCGAAAGAACGCAGAACGGCATTACTGTTGAGATCAAACGTGACCACGTTTGGGATCAATCAATGTTGGATGAACTTCTGGAGTCAAAGCCACAACAAGAGTGGCCCTCGTTTGTAACCCAAGAGATTAAATACAAAGTGGATATGCGTGCGTTCACGTCGTGGGCTATGGCTCACCCCGGTGACGCTGCGGGTTACCACGCTTGTCATTCGATCAAGCTTGGGAATGAGCGGGTCAAGTCGATTGACCCAGATAAACTAAACCAACTAGAAGAGGAGGTGTGACCTTGAGTTTATTAAACCAAGTAACCACCCATCGGGAGATCAATCCTGATGTGTCCATGCCCCCTGTGCGGATGAACATCCAAGGCACAGATGGTATCGGTAAGTCCACGTTTGGAGCGAACGCTCCTGACTCAATCTTCATTCAAGCTGAAGATGGTTTGTCGTTCATCAACGCTGCACGGTTTCCCCAAGCGAATACTTGGGAAGAGATCATGGAGCAGGTGAGAACGCTGGCCATGGAGGAGCACTCGTACAAGACAGTTGTCTTGGATACGACGGATGCTGCAGCCAAGCTTGGTGAGGCGCATGTGTGTGAGAAGAACGGCTGGTCATCAGCGGCAGACCCCAAAGCAGGATACGGTGCGTTTTACGTTGCCGAAGAGAACGCTTGGTTGAATCTGTTGAATGGTTTCAACGTTTGTTTCAAAGAGCGTGGCATGAATGTGATTCTGTTGAGTCACGTTATTAACAAGGACTACAAGCCACCTGAAACAGAGGGCTACAATCGCTGGGAGATGCGATGCAATAGGAAGATCAACTCTCTCATTAAAGATTGGGTTGACTTCAATTTGTTCGCAAACTACGAGACAACTGTGATCAAGGATGGCTCAAAGGCACGCGGTCAAAGCTATGGCAACCGTGCGTTGCATACCCAGTTTGAGGCATCGCATGACGCGAAGTCTCGACTCGCGCTCCCATCGAAGATTGAGTTCACATGGCAAGCTTTTGCAGATGCGTATGGCGCTGCACTTGGTTTGCCTGCCAACAATAACGAAGCCGCATAGGAGGAACCATGGGCTTATTAGATCAAGGTATCGATGTCAGTAACATTGAGTCCAACAACGTGAGTGACAACACTCCTTTCCCCGAAGGTGATTACACCTTGGCTGCTGCTCTTTACGAAGAGCAAACGTCGAAAGCTGGCAACGAGATGATCAAGATCGAGTTCAACGTTGTCGGCCCTACGCACGCTGGCCGTAAGGTTTGGGACTACTTCGTTCTGAACCAGCAGGTTGGTTTGTCTCGATTGAAGTCGTTCGTCGGCTCGACAGGTCAGGACGCTTCTCAGGTTCTGAACACTGACATGCTGAGATCAGCGATGGGCAAGCAGTTCACTGCATCCATCAAGATCGAACCTGGCTCTGGTGGTTATTCTGACAGCAACAAGATCGCTTCTTACAAAAGCGGTGCGGGATCTGCTCCTGCGGCTGTGCAACCACAAGCGCCACAACAGGCACAGGCAACCCCTGCGCCGGGGCTGAACACCGCCAATGTAGATTGGAGCGGTTGAAGCATGACTGAAATGGCCAAGGCGAACCCTCGCCGATTGCAGCGCGTGCCCGTCCGCGCGGCCTAAGACGGGACTAACTTAAACCCTAAAGCAAAAAAGGAGGCATCATGCCAAACGTAGTAACACTTGAAGAAATGCAGCAATCAGTGCTGACCACTAAAATCCAAGGTGTATCGCCTTTCATTCAACATAAATGGAGTGAGAAGGCTGTTCAAATGATGAAGGATAAGCACGCTGGTGTGCGTGTGAAGAATCGTGAGATACGAGATCCAGAACAAGAGTTCAGAGATGCAGCGTATGTTTGCGAAGATGGTCGGTTCGGTTTTCCTGCAGGTGGAATCAAGGCTTGTTTGATTGGTGCGGCTCACAAAGACATTGGTCTTGAAAAGACTCTGTTGCGTAAGTCGCTGTTCATTCTTCCTGATGACCCGATAAACAATCTTATTGCTCTTGAAACGGATGATCCGTTGATGCGCGAAGACATTGTCCGTATTGGTATGGGATCTACTGATCTCAGATACCGACCAGAGTTTCGCAACTGGAGCATGGTTCTTAACTTTGAGTTTGATGCTCAAGCGTTGACTCAAAACACCATCCTTAACTTGATTCAGCGTGCTGGATTCGGCGTGGGATTGGGCGAATGGCGTCCTGAGAAAGGTGGCGAGTATGGTCGGTTTGAAGTGGATACAAGCTTCAACACAGTGATCATGCCTAAGACTCAGTTTGTGGAGGAGCGCAAAGCAGCATGAACCCCACATACACTGAGGTGAAGTGGAAGCGAGGGTCTGTCTTCAAGGCAGACCCCGCTCAAGCTTTGAAAGAAATAGAAGCGTTGAATCTAAAGTACAACGGGTTCGCACCTGATGGTGCGCTTGTTGAACATGCGAAAAGCAAACGCTCTGTTCTTCATCATGAGTTTGAGTGGGATGATTCTATCGCTGGCTACAAGTATCGGCTGCAGACAGAGAAGAAGATCAAACGATCTTTGGTTGTCGTGACTGAACACATGGTTGACAGAGAATGTAATCCTATTGAGGTGCGCGTGTTTACAAGCGCCCTGGTGAGTGATGAAGACAATGCGCAACGGCGTGTTTATATGAACACGTTTGACATGTTGGAAGATCCATACGGTAGACAGCAGCTTCTTGAACAAGCGAAGCAGGAGCTCGAGCAGTTCAAAAGAAAATACGAAATGCTCAGCGAGCTTTCTTCTGTAATGAAACCAATAGAATTATTCATTAGTGAATATTGATTTGGCAGGTGCGGTAAGTTCTGTTCGGTCCAGGCGGGTTCGGGTTAGGTGTCGCGGGATTGGATCGGGTGAGGCACGGCAGGTGTGTTGGGGCGTGTTGGCTTTAGGAATGGTTAGGTGAGTTGGGGTCTGGGTCGGCACGGCAGGTCTGGTCAGGCGGGGCGGGGTTCGTCTCGGCACGGCGGGTTCCGTTAGGGCAAGGCACGGCAGGTATGGCACGGCGGGGTACGGCTGTTTGAGGTCGGCTGGGATGAGGTGGGGCGAGGCCCGGTGTGGCAGGTCAGGTGCGGTTGGCTAGGTCGTAGGTACGATTGGTTAGGTCTAGGTTTGACGAGGCTTGGCAGGGCACGGCAGGTTAGGCGGGGCAAGGACGGCCTGAGTTGGGTACGTTGAGGTATAGCAAGGTATGGCACGGCAGGTAAGGAAAATTTTAAACCCAAAGCAAGGAAAAATTATGAAAACGGAAACTAAAGACCAGTTGCGAGCGAAGATCGAAAAGCTCGAGGGGCAGGTGAAAAACTTGAAAGATCAAGGTCGCGACAAGTTCACGGTGACCATGAACAAAGATCAACTCACTCTTCTAATGGACAAGCTTCGGCGCAGCCTAGGGGACATGGATCAGGCCATGCAAATCGCGGAGGAAGATCACTCATTTGATGGTTTCCCAAACATAGTCTTGTTGCAAGGCTGGTGTGAAATGCGGTCTCTTTATGACGATTTAAAACGTCAAACTGGCACAAGCTGGGATTTTGATGTTGCAACTCAAAAGTTGTTCATGTCTGAAGAGGGCAAGCTATGAAAGAAACAGGAAAAATATTCAATGACATTCCACTGCCTGACAAGAGTTCAGGCAAGAGCAACATCAGATCTAGGTGGGCGCATCTAATAGACATTGAAGTCGGGGAGTGTGTGTTTGTAGAAACTCGCAATGACGCTAACGGGCTGAAGATGTTTTTAGAGCGCCGGGGCATGAAGATAACCACCCGTATTGTAGATGGACAAGTAGGTTTGTGGAGATTGCCTGATGAATGATTCACCAGACATGGTCAATCAGCCAGGGCACTACACCAAAGACGGTGGCATAGAGTGCATTGAGGCTATCAAGGCATCGATGTCCTCTACCGCTTTCAAGGGTTATCTTAAGGGTAACGTTATGAAATACATCTGGCGTTATGAAAACAAGAACAAGTTGGAAGACTTGCAAAAAGCCAACGTCTATTTAGGTTGGCTAATCAAGGAGGAATCTAATGGATGACCACCCAGAGTTTGAGTTTAGCTGGCAGACAGAAGAACATTCTGTTGCTTCAGAAGCTCTTAGACGATTTGTCAAAGCGATGAAAGACACCAACGTAGCAGAAGATGTCTTGATGGAAGTTGTCTTTGTCATCTCGTTTACCTATCACTTGCACTTCACTGATCGCAGCTCCCTTAAGCGTTTAGTTGATGAGGGGATGTTGGCTGTCAGTGATCCTGAACAATCAACTGAGGAGATGATATGTCATTGAATCAAAGCGAAAACAAGCACGCCGCGAGAGAAGAAGCTGTGCTTCGCATCTTGCACCGTCACAACATATCGCCATGGGCTAGAACCTACTGGGCGCGCACATACTGCGGATTGAAGAGGGCCAAGCATGAAGCTACGGTATTACCAGCAAGACGCCATTGATGCGGCTTTTCATTGGTTTGATACCCAGAACACACACCCTTTAATTGTTTTACCCACAGGCGCTGGCAAGACTGTTGTCTTCGCCTCAATGATCAAGAAGATCTTTGAAGAAAATAGTGACAGCCGCGTACTGATTCTTGCTCACAGGCAGGAGCTAATCAGCCAGGCAGACGAAAAGCTCAAGACCGTATGGCCTTGTGCACCAAGCGGCTTGTTGGCTGCAGGGTTGAAACAGTTTGATTCGCACGAGCCAATCGTGATCGCTAGTCGGGATACCCTGGCCACACCAAAACGATTGGGTAGCGTAGGGGATTTTGATTACATCATTGTTGATGAGGCTCACCATGTTGGGCCAGAGAAGCGGAGTCGGTATCGAAAGATCTTTGATCATTTTGATTCTACTCAGTACTACGCACCGAAGGTTCTGGGTGTCACAGCAACTCCATATCGCATGGGTCAAGGATTCATTTATGGGTTGGACGATCACTTCTTTGGTGGTGTTGCTCACCGGGTAACGATCCCAGAGCTAATCAAGGCAGGGTATCTATGCCGATTGTCTGCGTATCAAGTTGCGTCTGAAGCCGTGATCGATGCGTCTACAGCCAGGGTGAAGTTCAAAGGTGGCGACTACCGTGAGTCGGACATCGAGCACCTTGCCATGGAAGATCAGACCATGCTGGCGATTGTCGGTGATTGGATCGACAAAGCGTACAGTAAAGGCCGACTGAGCAGCGTGTTCTTCTGTATCACTGTGGCTCACGCGAACAAGATGTGCATGTATCTGCGCGACGCGGGTGTAGAAGCAGCCGTCGTGACGGCAGAAACGCCCACAGAGGAGCGCAAAAAGATTCTTGAGGACTTTGAGAACGGTGTCGTAAACGCGCTGTGTAACGTCGCTGTGTTGACTGAGGGATGGGATGCGCCACGCACGGATTGCATTGCGTTGCTCAGACCGACCAAGTCTCTGGGATTGTATGTGCAGATCTGTGGTCGAGGCATGAGAACGTGGGGCAATAAGAAAGACTGCATGCTGCTGGACTATGGCGAGAACATGATGCGCCATGGCTGCATAGATACTGCTAGGCCAGAGAAGCCTCAAGAAGATGAATCAGATGAGCCTAAGATCTGGATATGCGACCACTGTTATGCGGTGAATGACATTTATGCGCGTGACTGCGTTGAGTGCGAAGAACCTAGATACAGTGTGGAGCAAATGCTTCAGCGCCAGCAGGATCTGTTGGATAGGCTTGAAGAAGAGCGCAAGGAGCAAGAAGAGAAGGACGCAGCTGCAACAAGAGAAGCAGCACAAGGCAACGTTCTTTCTGATGAGCTAGAAGAGCCAGCGCAGAAGCTTGAGAAGATCAAAGACATCGACTTTGTATCTGCGCAGATCAAGACATCGAAGAATGGGAACGACTATCTAAACGTCATGTTCTCTACGCCTGGCGAATACTGGCCACAGAGCATGCCTATCATGCTGGGTATGCGCGGTAAGGCAGGGATGGTGGCTCTCAAGAAGTGGAACGCTTTGACAAAGTCAGCCACGCCAACACCGTATGATCTTAGTTACGCGGCTGATCTAGTGAACCAACACAAGGTCATGAGTCACATCAAACAAATAACGGTAAGGAAGGAGGGTAAGTACTGGAATGTTGTCAGCGTCCATTTTTGAAAAGATAGATGAGTTCATAGCCAACGATAACGACAGGTTCAGGGGTCATCTAGGGTTCAGCGGGATTGGTGATGACGATGAGTACAAGCTTTGGATGGGATTCCACTGGTGCCTACCTTCTACATTCGGTGGCCGCATGCTGCGCTTGTTTGATCTAGGTAACCGCATTGAAGATCAGGTTGTGGATAACATTCGTGACAGCGGTGTCATTTCGATTGCGTCGCATGATAAAGACGGTAATCAGTTTCGCGCATCGTTCTTTGGTGGGCACTTCGCCGGGTCTTGTGACGGGCTGCTCAAAGGTGTGTTGCCACCTCCTGAAGAAGACGTGGTGCTGCTGCTCGAGGTGAAGAGCGCAAACGACAAGCGTTTCAAGGAGCTAGTGAAGCTACAAAGTTACGAAGGCTGGAGCGAAACCTATCGCTGGCAGATCCATTCTTATATGGGCGCGCTTGGTCTGACCAAATGCATGGTCGTGGTTGTGAATAAAAACAACAGCGAAATCTATTCAGAGGTGATTGATTACAACGAGTCTGTGTGGGAACGCGCAAAAGAGAAAGCTGAGCGCATCATTTGTAGTGACGCGCCACCGAAAGACACCCGACGTTCAGAGAAAGACTGGCGCATGAAGAGTGAGCCTGATCTGTACAAAGACATCTACTATGGACGGCGCTTGCCTGAGTCGGTGAACTGCAGAAACTGCAAGAACATCAAGCCACTCACCACCAGCAATGGTGCGACTTGGTACTGTTCACGCAGTAATCGGGCCATACCCTTTGAAGAGCAGAAGCTTGGCTGCAAAGATCACCTGTGGATACCTGAGTTGGTGAACGCAGATCACATGCCAGAACGCAGCACAGAGGACTCTGTGGCGTACAGGGTGGGCATCATAGACTTCTACAACTCAACGTCAGAAGTGAGCGGAGAATACCACTACAGCAGCGCAGAGATGCGTGAGCTATCCAAGGTGCAGTTCAATGCTGAGATGATGATCAATGGTGAGGTGATCAGGAGTGAGTTCCCTGGCAGTCAGATCGACAACATGGATGAGCGCAAGGTTCCGTTCTAGTCCCAGCTGCGGGGGTCTTTGACCACCAGTATCTTGGTGCCGGGGTAGAG